GGTGAAACGGGATAAACAGCCATTGTCTTTTCCTCCATACGTCATAGACGTTTCTTGAATATTATCTTATTCTTCCTTCACTCATTGCTGATAAAAGGTCATTCCACATTGCTTTCGATGTATCCGCATCATATTTCCCTCTACGGTCATCAATTTCAAACTGCTTGATAGCATCTTGAGTCCAAATTGTCTTCTCGTTCCCACTTGGGCTTGTACGAGAAGTATTTCTGCTTGGAGCAACAAGAGCATCTCTTACTGGACTATTCTGTCTCTTATTTTGAGTACCTAAATAATCGTTGAAGATTCGTGACAACTTTTCTCCATCCCAGTTGTTATTCGCCATTTGAGCAAGTTCTGCATACGTGTAATAACCACTTGGGTCTGGCTTCTGGAGAAACTCTACGAATTTCGGGTCTTGTCCTGACCACAAAGAGCGCCAGTCTCCGTCAACCTTTGAATCAAGAAAATTCATAAAATTCTGTTGTGCAGCTTGAATCTGAGAGCTTTCAATTTCATTTATTTGTTGCTTTACAGGTTCAACGGCACTTTGCAGGACAGGATTTACTTCACTTCGTAGAAGTTCTTTTATATTTTCTACGAAGTCTTCTCCATACTCTTCAAGGAATTTAGCAAGCCGTGGATTCTGCGGTTTTTGCTCTTCCTCTTGTGGTGCTGCCTGCTGGCTTAGCTTTTCAAAGACTGCCTGCTTAAACTCTTTGAGTTCACTGTGCAACCTTGGGACTTCTGCATCATACTTACCTTGAAGCACTAAATACCGGTCTTTGAATTTGCGTAGCTCTTCAATGTCTTCATCTTGTTGAGCAGGCTGTTCTTGCTGCACAGGCTGTTCTTCTACAGGTTCTTCATGTTGGACTTCTTGCTGTCCAGTGATCATACCATGTAGTTCCTCTGCCATCTGTGCAGCTTCTTCGACTTGCTTGGGTAACATTTTAAATCCTTTCTGCCAATGTTGGCTGGAGCCTATTACGGTGTTCCATAAAAAGTGCAGTAGCCTTAATGGTGATACTGCTAGTAATGTTCTTTTATATATTCTTGACCTTTCTGATGTAGTAATTCGTCAGATACTTCAAATAGTTTAACAAGGCTATCTATTGCTATTGCATAGCCTTTGTGGATTTCATTAGCGGCATATTCGTCTTTTTTAAAAGCTTCATAGTTATCAGATGAAAGCTTTTTGAGATATTCAAGCAATTCAATGCCATCAGCAGTATTACGTAATCGGCTGAACAACTTCACAATATTTTTATCCACTTTCCCTCCTTAGTATATTGCTTCATCTGGGGATTGTGTGTGCAGTCCAAGCCATTTTGCATAACCAGCATTCATGCCTTTGTCGTTTATGTCGTTGTATAGATTTTTCATATCAAGTATTTGAGCTGGAGCAGTAAGAGCAGGAATCGCTCTTCCCATCTTTGATGCAAGTTCACGTATTCTCGAAAGCAAATTCGGATTTTGCATATACTGCGGATAAACATGAACAAATTGATTCTCAGGCGGGACAGCGTTTGCTACATCTGGGAGCACTTTTGATTTACTAAGCTTAGGATGGTTATCAATGGTTCCATCTGATAAGCGACGAGAGAAATCTTTATCTTTTTGCATATTACTTTCAGCAATTATCTCTTGTGAGTTTCGCCTGTAGGCATCTCTTGGGTCTAAATCGCCAGTTTGGGCATATGCGGGATCGCTTGCGTTCATTAAGGCAAGTTCATCATATAAAGTATCTTTTGCTCTGTCATAATACAATGGCATGCCATTAGTTTGCCTGCCCATTCTTATGACTGTAGGGGCATGACCAAACATTTCATGTTTAATAAGTTGTTGTATAACAGGGGTTTTCGTATAACTATCAGGCAATCCTATTTTAGCAGAATATCCATCATTGCCATAAACTGGTATTTCGGTAAATGCATTATTGGTAGGAATAGTTGGGTTAGTTGTAACAACTGCTTTTTTTAACAATGGTTCTGCCTTAAGAAGAGCATTCTTCTCAGGTGAATCAACAAGCATTTTTTCGTATGGTACTGACTTGTTCAGTGTTTCGTTTTTGTTATACCTTCCTTTTGGGTCAGGAAGATGCCTATACATTATACTGTCAGCTAAATTCGTAACAGCTCCTGCATTGCCAAGAAACTTCAAGAAGTTTTCATATCCACTTGAGGATTCAGGTATTGGTTTAATAGGGACAAATGCATTAGGCATTGATAACTCCTGCTTTTGAGCCGTCTGGGTTGACACCTTGTTGTTTTTGGACAGCACCTCCGCCATTAGAAGCCTGTCCATTAAGTTGATTCACATCAAGCAGCCCGGCTTGAGCCATAAGAATTTGTTGTAATTGAGTTTCAGCTGTCTCAGAACCATCCAGTCTGTCAATATCTGGTAGCTGAATATCCTGACCTTTGATTATTTGTGATAGTAAAGAGCCAATGTTTTTCTGACCCAAAATCTCCATGTATGCAGGATTAGAAATCATTTGCAACAGTTCGATCTTCTGATGTGATTGCTGTTCTCTTGCCAATAGTCCATTTACACCTTTTGCTATTGCACGCGCATCACCGCGTATTGAGTTGTCTTCTGAGAATTTCATGTTGTAGTCATAACACATCTGTATGTACGGTGTGATTATGTCATCATCTATGTTAGCTACAACTGACTTAATAGACCTGCTGGCTGCTGCTAGCAATTGAGTGAACACAGTAGCTGTACCAGCAGTGACTCCTGACTGAGAAGCCCCTTGTGCATACGCAGGAACAGTCATTTCATCAAGAACACGACTGAAAAACTGCCATGCATTGATTAGGCTTTCAGCATGCATTTGAGGCTGGTAGTAAACAACTGCCGGGCCGTCATTCTTCATCTGCATAGAAGTTGATTCTATTTGTCGCCAAGGGTAAATAGGCAGCTTATTATCAACTCTATCTTTATCAATTTCAGCCATAGGGCCAGAAGCAATGGCAATATTGTTTATCAGCGCTCTTGTAATGGCATTTATGGCGTCTTCAATAGGACTAGCGAATTCAATCAGCCCTTCTCCAATAATCCATTCAGGGTTTTTAGCCCATGAGCTTATATGGTATGGCTTTCTTCCTAATGAATCTGGATTGATAACTGCTTTTATGACATGATTGCCTATTTTCCAGCAGTTAGCTTGATATTGGATATGCGGATCAAGATTTTCTTCTATTCCCCAGTCAACAAGCAGCTTGCCAGATACTGTTCCATAGAATTCCTGTGCATAGATAGTATCAGATTGAGTGCTTGTGGTATTTTGAGTAATAGGAGTTGTATGCAATTTCTGTATTTTATCAAGTGTTACTTGCTTAACAGCTGTTTCATCCTCAATCGAAAACCATTTTGCTTTCAATTTGCCATTTTCATACTCGTCTAACACTTCTCTTATTTCTGTTTCCGAATATCCAGGGACACCTATAAGGTCTGAAATTGACTGCCTTGTTAATTCATGTATCTCTATTACGTCTCCATCGTTTATTGTCTTCATTTTCTTCTGAGGGAAGAAGTTAAACGGTGATACGCAATATACATCATTAACTAATGTATCTATTGTTGTCAGTTCATATCCAGTTTCAGTGGCTTGCCATACCTGTTTTTTCTTTTTAGTCAAAATAGGGCCTTTGATAACACCATACTTCAGTCTTACAAAGTAATACAGGAAGTCTTTGAAAGCGGTATTCCATCCGCCTTCCTGGTTCTGATCTCTTATTTCTTTTTCAGCACGCTTGCAACGCTCTTTTGCTTCTGCTTTCATATCGTTAATAGCTTTATCAAGCTGTTCTTCGTAATAATCTTGCATCAAGCGCGCTACCTGGCTTGTATCTATTGTTTCTTGAGTCTGTAATAGCTGCTGTTCAAACTGACTTACTTTCTGCTGCGTCTGCATTTTTATCTGAGCAAGCGTTTCATCTGGCAAATCAGGATTTTCAGTAGGTTCCAATTCCCATGGCAGGTCTTGGTCTCCCCTGTAAATATCTTTTATCCATGATTCAGCAGCACGTGCTTTATTTTCAGATACACGTATATATGCTTCTGAACCTTTAAATGCTCGTATAGCGGATAATTTTTCCTGATCGTATTCACCGCGCACACGTTTGAGTAGCTTGATCATTTCAAGACGTACTGATTTATTATCTTTTTGATTCTGCTGCCATACTTTATCTATATGTATAGCTAATTGTTTTACTGCCTTGTTTTCTTCTGTAGGCTTTGTGATAGCCTCTCTAAGAAATTCCAAGTCAGAAGCAGAATCCTGTATAGCAGATGGTTTATTTATTGGTAACATTTTTTGCCTTATCCTGTTTCAGCCTGTCTTCAATACGCTTTTGTGTATCTACAGGAAGCTTGGTAGGAGAATCATCACCAATAGCTCTTTTGCCAATAGTTTTTAGTGTGGCTTTTCCAACTTCAAAGTTGTCTTTGGCTTCTTTTAGAAATCCATTTAACCCACCAGGAAAACCCATATCATCCTCACTTCAGATTCTGTAGTTTATATACAGTGCGTGAATAGTTACCAATCAGAGTATCAACAAGATTCTCTATGGGAGTATATCCTTTTGATATATTGGAGCGGTTGTCTTCAACCCATTGTGCTTCATCTTGTATGTGACGGATGATATCAGCAGGCTGCCCGCATGCCATACAGCTAAGTCCACTAAGCAATCCGAATTTGCCCATATAGACTTCTGCAATTTCATCTACTGTATCTACGATACTGTCATATAGCTCTCCTAACGCATTGTGAGCCGCGTAGGACTGTGTTGATAGATGAGCGAAGTGTAATAGGTTCCTTGTGGTGAAAACCCTTTCTACAAGCTCACAGATAGGTTCTTTGCCTTGTGTTTCTTGTTGCACTGTTTTACCAACCATGGCTTTTTTCATTACTTCTGTAGGGTTCATGATTTTCTCCTAAACACATGCTCGCATGTATTGTGATATGTCTACTACTTTAGCAGACTTTTGTACTGATTCTGAATATGACCACATAGATGGTTCGGCTGCAACAAGATAACGTAAGCAGTCAAGCAAGTGATCATTTGTTTTTACTATTCTTCCTTTTTCATCTCTATGATATAGAGACATTTCCCTTAATAGCATCGTACAACTTGTAAATATCTTTAATCTTCCGCTATTAAGCCTTTCCCATACATCAAAAATACCTGATTCTACAGCATTCTGAGCAGGATATATTTTCAAGCCATGCTTTTTGTATGTCATATACAATTGTTCACCATCAGTTTGTGTTCTTCCTCTTGAAGCAGGGTCAATGGTTCCTTTTATCCATTCTCCTCTGCTTTTGATAGTAGTAGCATGAACCAACGGCATATCTACTCCTTCTTCTCCACCCCTCTTATATTCGCTATAAATATAGATTACATCATTTTCTCTATCCCATGCTCCCCAGCAAGCGGCAGTTGCTTTCCAACCTACATCCATTCCATATAGTCTTTGAAAATGTCTTGGTATAGGAAAATCAGGCACAGTGATATGCGTGTGATCTATCTGGTAAATAAGACCTGAGCCTACAGTAGGAACACCTCTTGAGCGTGCTTCTCTGAGTTGAGGAGGAGTATTTGCAAGAGTCTTATCCTTCTCTTCTTTACTTAAGTGTGGAACGTCATCCCAGGTACAGATTTCTACCCATCTTGGATATTCAGCACTTGTTTCCTGGCTATTATCTAAGAACGATAGTACTAATGGAGTAACACCTTGCAGCGGAGTAAACGTAGTAATTATGCATCCACCTGTTGTCATAAGACGTATTAGCGCTTCACCATAGACGTCCTGAGGGCATTCTTCGTCAACCCATATAAAATCTACCTCTGTGCCCTGCCAAGTAGCTCTACCCTGACTCATACGTCTTCAGAACAATAGTAGATTCACCACCAGTAACATGTTTAACCTTTATGATTTCTAATGCATCTGGAACGTTGCGTCGAGTCTTGCACCTATCTTTAAGAATTGTATCTTTTGGCAGCATTCCACTGCCCATATCAAGAATATCATCACCTATAAGCTTCTTCTGGATAATATCCCGTACTGTAGTAGCAGTGTCTCCGCCTGCCCATATCAACACTGGGTAATTATATCTCTTTCCAGTCCACCAGTGAGGATAAAGACCAGTAGCATGACAAGTTACTTCGTATGCCCCAGCATCTGAATTGTGGTGCACGATATTATTTGAAATGTAATTATGATATTTTTCAACCTCGAAGTCATATACGTCAACTTCACCTATATAGTTCCATGCCACAATATCAATGCCTCTGAAAAAAGACGTCTTGCAATCAACTGCTTTAGCTTGAGACTTAAGAAATTCAAATGCATTTATCAGCAGCCTTTTAAACTCTTTCAGGTTGTCATTTTCTGCATTATGGGCAATAGAATACAAACAGCCAATACATCTACCAAAAAAATGACAAGTGCTGCATGCTGTGCCACTACTTGATATAGAAGAAGGGCAGTCATAAACTTCTTCTGGATTGTGACATACTGTCTCAAGCAGCTTACCAAGAACGCATCTACCATCAGCTTCTGATAACAATTCTATTGAAAGATACTTCTTAGCTAAATCAGACATGCAAATATTATAAATATCATTTGCCTCTTTAAGACCTGAAAACATGCTGTACCTAAGATAATCAAGATATCTTGACCAATACGGTTTATCGTATGAACCGTCAAAGAACCGGATTATTTCAAATACAAAGTGGTATCCATCTTCCAGAAGAATTCTATGTTTCAAAGCACAATCAATATATTTGTCATCTGATGTATGCAATCTTACGCATTCTTCTTTTCCTTTGAAGAATGGAACGCCAGCTTTACCTTTTACTATGCCATTATCATAAGCATTTACTTCAAACTCTTTTGCTTCTGAGAATAAGGCAAGCAGTGACTTCTTGCTGCCATCTGATAACTCTATTTCATTGTTTAAAGTAAGACACTTGCCTACACGGTTAGCAGCCTAAAAAAGCAACGTTCCTTATAGTCTTTCCCAGCATTAAAAAATGTAAACATGTTTCTTATATAGCTCTCTTCTCAATTCCCCTTCGTCTGGGAAATAATTATTGAACTTATTATACTTCTGATCAGAGGCTAAAAACTTCCAAGCACTCAAGAAGCAGCTGCTGCTCCTGCTCAGATAGTTTTTCTGTGTAGGTATGAACAAGGCTTTTGGTAAGAGTATCTAAAATACTCATTGAATGCCCCTTAACATAGCTTCCATAACTCCTAAAGCTATCTTCTTTTCCAAATGATGCCTTTGAATATCAACCTTACTCTTGGGAATATCAAACCCTTCTGCTATCTTATCGGTCAGATCAGAATACAAATGACTCCAGTCTGTAGTATCATAATTCAATTTAACTCGTATATTCATGCAGCTATCGCCACACTCCGCGACTGCCAATAAAAAAGGGGAAGACCTGTATATAACAACTTGAGCCTTTGTAATTTCAGCCTTCATTTACTTCTTCCTTAATTATCTGATTAACAAGATTAGAAGACTTAAGTACCTCCAGAAGCTTAGGAGCAAGCATCTCTAACTTAGCTCTTGCCTCTTCTACTGTTATCACCCTTGTTTCATTCTGATTAAATGAATCAACCTTGTCTGCCCATCCTATTACGTTTTTTGCATACAAACTCTTTCCTGCACACATACCCTTCGTATTGTAAATATCATTAGCTACCCAGTTTGTTATAATAAGCCTGGTATGCTCCAGTAAGTCTGAATACTCAGGTACTTTGATATACTTGTAAAACGAATCCTTATATAGCTTGCAAAATACCATAAGCCCGCTAATAGAAGGAATCTCGTCATTATCCTCACACCACTGGAAATATTTGTTGATCTCATTCTTTAACTTAGTAGGAGAATACTTATACTTCCGACCGCCCCTATTCTTACGCGTAGGGATAATATCTCTATCTATCCTCGGAATAGGCCGCACAACTGTGCTATTACCTTCAGCAAGCTGCTGCTTTCTTAATTTGTAATCAACTAAATTATCAAGCCTGCGCTCCATATAATGCCTCCTGCTAATACACTAGTGTAACAAATCTACTCACGTCAATATAAAATATATACTCTACTAACTTATGTCGGACTGAAAATAGCTTCTGTTGTGCACGTCGAAAGTATCTCTATCAACACCTACCCCCATAGGATGGGTGTGGGGGCCTTGCCTGGACTACTGCATGATAGGGGGCTGGCCCCGGCTGATGGAACGCTTTGTTTAGCAGCGTGAATGAAGAGTGAGTGCTAATGAGAAGAAGCTGTTGTGCGCGCCTGCTCAGAGACTGTTGTTCTTTTTTGAAGGAAACTTCCCCTACCGATGAGTAGGGCACTTTATCTCAGGAGGATAGTTATGGGAAACATCGAGGTCATTAAGTCGGACAGCATTAGAAAGAGCGGCTGCCTTATCTACGCGATCTTTGGCAACAGGGCAATGGAGATAAATGACATTATCGGAGTGCACGAGGGAAAGTCATTCAACGTCAGGCCAGTGGTGTTGGACGGGCGCGCAGTGGCAGTTATCAACAATGGCAGGCTGGAACTGCTATGCATGATAATGAGGGACGGCCACTGGAAGATAGGGACATGGCCTCGGCCGGTAAGAGACGCCAGAGAAATATGCTAGAGAGAGAGCACCTGCTTGGGGAGACCTGAGCGGGTGCTTCTTCTTTTCGAGTAGCAGGACAGTTTGTCGTCTCATATTTAGTCTGGCTAAACATTAGAAAGTGTTTTCCCGTATATTTGGATACTTTGTTTATTGAGACTAAACTTTTTGGGTGTTAGGGGTCTTTCCCTTCCGTCCAGTTAGCCCCTTGGAATCTTCGTCGGGGGTTTGGGTTCCCCAGTGTTTCCAGTGACTTAGGAGCGTTGCTGTAAGAACACTGACCTTTACGATCGAAGGAAGCCTGACTGGGAGGAAGAGGAGGACTCACTACTAATAAAGTTAGTCCACTTAGCTAAGTTGTACATAAATATGCCTCAGATGGAATAGTTTTTAGGAGGCTAAAATGAGCTAAGTA